ATCTACTACATTGATTAAAGGGTTGATATCTCGAGAAACTTGTTTCAACTGTGTAAAGAAAGTCTTATTCTTTTTAGTTGCTTCATGGTTTCCGTCATAGATAATTGTTGGAATCTTTACTCCTCGAATAAACGAAAAGTAAAGTTCCAACTCTTCCATATTCGGAAGACGATCAAAGAGATCGCCTCCGATTATGTGCATATCACATTCTTTCTCCAGTTCATAAATCTGTTGAAAGAACATTTGATAACGGTCTGTCGCCCACTTAACTGGGACGTTTTTCTGTCCTAGCTTGATGTGCCAGTCCGCTGTAAAGAGAATCATCCTACATTAAACTCCGCATCTAATGCTTCGTCGTCAGTCTCATCACCATGATTACGAACTCTATCAAGCAACTCTTTCTGAGCATCGGGAGTAGGACGTGACATAACATCGTCCATAGACTTCAGATCAGCAATAGCTGTTAGTTCGTCTTCGTCAAGAGGACGAGGCTTACACTTAAGTGCTTGTAGCTGATACTCTACATTGTAAGGAAGAGGTCCAGTCTTTACTCGCTTGAAACAAATGTCCCAGCCAGTTTCAGGATCAGTAGGATCTCCGAGGTCTTCAGCAGCAGTAATAATCTGCTCCCACAACTTCTTCTTGAGGTTTACTACTTTAACTTCTCCGTTATCAATGCACTGAGTAGCATAGCTCCAGCCGCACTTTAGGTCTGGGTAGTATTCACGAACCCAGTCTTTTTCCATGTTGTTAAAACGCTCTGTGTTTCTATCGAAAGATAAGCATTCCATGGGAATATTTTTACCGTTCTCACCATTGATCCAGTAAACGTAGCGAGCAAGAATGTCGCCAACAATACGCATCTTGTTGTCGCCGTCTTTGTACTGAAAGGATGAGATTGATGATTTTTGGGCAGAACCCTTTTGTTGATTAAATGCAATAGCCATTAGTGTATAGTCTCCAGTGTGACTTCTTCATAGATAAAAGTGATATCTTCACTATCTACTATGAGTAGCCTGTTGTCGTTGATTTCTTCTAGAGGCACTGGACAGTGCAGTGAATCTAGCGTGGTTTTGTTATGTGCAATATAGTCTGTGTAGCTCCTAAGGGAAGCTAACGCATAGTATATACATAGTTCTTTGTTTGTGTACTTATAAGAATTGTAGAGCAAAAACTCCCCATGAGCGAGGAAGCTCGAACCTGCGAAGTTTTTGTGCGAGTATTTATAAATAGGGTCAAACTTGTTACGAGGGATCTGCTGATTTACTAACATTTCCATGATCAAGTTACATCGAGCAATATTGCCCTCTGCCGTATCATAAACCTTTTTCCAATCAAATAAGAGCATATATTATACTTTGTTTTTACCAAGTTGTCAAGAATTATTTTTCTAAAGGTGTTTAATATCCCAACCCTGTTTCATATAGAACCCGATACGATTTGAGGCTTGTTTTCGAGCCGTATTTCCTTTCAAGTGTATATCTACTACAATTGGATCTATTTTACCTTCTTTTTTCCGAATCACACGGCCAACGAGCTGTGTAAGTAAAGGTTCATTGTTAACAGGAGTGCCCAGTATTAGACAACTTAGATTGTCAACAGAGATACCTTCTGAGAAAATTGCTTGTGTTCCGTAAAGAACTTGTGCATCCCCGTAGAGAATTTTATCTACAAGCACCTCTCTTTCTTCGTGAGGAACTTCACCGGTTACACAAATTGCCTTATCTCCTGTAAGCTCGGCACAGGCTTTAAGAAAGCTCACACGATCACTTACAACTAAGACTTTATGCCCCCTTGCAGCGTAGGCTGCCGCTAGCATTGATACTGTATGTCTATACTCTTCTGTATTTGCTAGTTTTGTTACTCTATTAGCCCACGGTATCTTTGCACCGTCCATGAAGCGTATCTCGGAAGGAACAACAACTACGGAAGGGGTCATATAGTTTTCTTTTGGCGGTTTGAATAAAGTATTACCAAAGTAATCTCTGAACACTACGTGTTTACCGTCTTTTCTTTCTATAGTCCCCGATAACCCGATTTTATATCTGCAATAATTTGTATCTAAAATTTTTGAAAAAGTAGGACTACTTACATGATGCATTTCATCTAAAATTATAGTTCCAAACTCCTTGCGAATTTTACTAATGTTGCGATAGAGAGTCTGAGTATTTCCAATAACAATAGGACTGTCGGTATCAAACCGACCACTACCAATAATCCCTGGCTCAATTCCATAAACTTTCTCCACTTCTTTAGCCCATTGGTTTCGTAAGGGCACTGTGTGTGTAACTACAAGAGTTTTTTGACCGAGTTTGCCTGCTATTGCAAGACCTGTAAATGTCTTACCCCAACTGACCCATGCGTTAATTATTGCATTGTCTTCGATTTCATCATAAACTTGTTTTTGACTAGATCGAAGGTCGAACCTAAATTTAGGAAAGTTCACAGGCTTCTTTATCCTGTTATCAACTATTTCATAGTGCTCTGGTATTAAGTCCGTTCGCCCTATTGGTAGTGATATTAACCCATTACGAATAATTCCCATGTTTTTAATAACCTGAGGAGGATCTAAAGGGTTGTGTGCAGGAATAGTATATGTAAGCTCTTTGTCGATCTGCTCTTGCATTTCGGCACTACAATCCATATATATTCTGTGACTTATAACTGCTTTCATAGATTCAATTCATTTTTTGCAATAATATACTGTTTAACGAAATCGGATCTAACAATGTCTTCTACCTCGAACTCTATAAACGTAAATCTGTCCATACGTTTGAGTACTCGTATAAAATCTTGTAGACCGTTTGCTTTTAAATCTGCCTGTCGAAAGTCTCCACAAAATATTACTCTACAGTTTTCACCGATTCGAGTAATAATTGAGTCTAACTCATGGAAAGACATATTTTGACACTCATCGATCATAATTACAGCATCTCTAAGTGTGATACCTCTTATAAATGAAGTGGTCATAAAATGTACTAAACCTTTTTGTTTTAATACTTCATATGCATCCCCTCTCTGAAATAGATCTATAGCTATATCTTTATAGGGTTCTTCATATACGGAAGCCTTCTCTTTCTCTGTACCTGGTAGAAAACCAATATCTCTAGTAGGTACAGCACTACGAATAACTATTAGCTTTTGATAGTCTCCTTTTGTCATATCATCGTATGCTAAGTAAGACGATATAAAAGTTTTTCCAGTTCCTGCGAGTCCATGCAGTACTAGGTTCTGTGTTGACTCAAATGCTTTGAGTTGGTTTCTAGTTAAAGGTTCTATTTCTCTCAGTTCAAAGTTGACACCTGCGAGAGTTTTTCGTCTCTTAGCCATATTTTATACTTTTCTTCTGGTATCTTTGAGTTTCGTTTCTGAATACTCATAAAGCATCCAAGGCAAGCCTTTTAGATGCAAAACCCCTGCCCAAGTCATTCCTGTCTCAGGAGGGCGTGGTACAGTAAAAGGAGCGTTATATCCTTTTACAGTAATTAGTGTAGCAGAAGTCTTTAATTCTACTTTACTAATTTTTAAATACTTTAAAGGTAACATAGTAGTCTTTTCGTAGATGAAAGGTCTACCAGTGTTATCTATAAAATACTTTGTCCTTTGTTTTAATAAGCCATTTGGGTAAGCAATCATGTGCTTAAGTACCTGCAAGTTTCTATGAGGAGTTTGCATTCTTCGTGCACCTAGTGTTTTTCCTACTTGATTCTTATCGTCAAGTATGTCGTTGTCTAGGAATAATAAACCGTCAGACTCTTCCCAGTTTCCCGAAGGTAACAAAAAAACTGGGAAGGTTATCTTAGGTAATTGTCTATATCCTATCACCATACATTTTCTCGAACTTACCGCCAGAGTAATCTTCGTGTACAATTTCAAAGTCACATCCTACGGGAGCTCCTGGAATTGAAAGTCCTCTATCCATTTGTACAAAGGAAGCTAATTTTTCTTTATAGTGCTCTACTTCTTCGTCTGGTACTTCTGCTAATATTGAATCGTGTACTAAAGCAAATATACGTGCTCTCATTCCTTTCGCCTTGATGTAGGCGTTCATATCTATAGCGCCTAATAAGTTAATATCAGAAGCAGCAGACTGCACCAAAAAGTTAAGACCAGACCTAA